GCTTCAATTACTGAAATGGCTGAAATTGTCTACAGTGACAGTGAAGAAGTTGGCTATGATGTTACTATTCTGCAGACACCAGATACAAATGGGTTTGCTCAATACGAATATATCAAGAAGTCAGCAACATAATTAAGAAAGGGGCTATTAAATGATTAAAGGAAAAACAAAAAGTGGATTCGAGTTTGAAATAAACGAAGAATCACTGAACGATATGAGGGTTGTTGACGCACTGGCTGATATGCAGTCAGGTGATGACAGTCTGGTAATGGTAGCAGTTACTGAACTGCTTAATCTGGTATTAGGCAGAAAACAGAAACAGCTGCTATATAAACATCTTGAAGTTGAAAATGGAAGAGTTCCAATTGAAAAAGTAAGTGATGAACTTGTTGAAATTTTCAACAGCCTGAAAGAAGGAAAAAATTAATAGCCCTGGCCACAATGATAGCAACCGATGAAGAAGCATTGATTTGTGATTTAGCGGAAACCTATCATGTATTCAACTACAGAGAGTTGCCGGTTAAACTGCTGGCGACTCTTTCAGTTGGGCTGAGGGCAGATTCAAGAATCAAATTGAAAATAAGTGAGCAACCTTGCTCGTTAGAGATATGGCTTCTTGCTTCAATAGCTGACAGATTAACACTGATTGGAAGCGCCGGAAGTAAGGAAAAGCCGAAACTGATAACAGATATGCTTTTACAGAAGGAAAGTGAACAGCTGCAGGTTTTTGTAAGCGGTGAAGATTTTGTAAAGGCAAGAGAAAAAATGCTGAAAGGAAGTGATTGATTATGGCATCGGCAAAAGAACTGGCAACCGCTTATGTCCAGATAATACCTTCGATGAAAGGATCAACCGGAAAAATAAAAACCGAAATTACCGGTGACATGGAAGACGCCGGAGAAAAAACCGGCGATAGTTTTGGTAAAAAGTTTGTTGACTTTGCCAAAAAAGTCATAGTTGCAGCCGGAATCGGCAAGACAATCACTCAATCGATTGCTGAAGGTGCTAAAATTGAGCAGTCTTTCGGCGGTTTGAAAACGATGTTTAAAGAAAACTACGATTTGATTGCCGGCTATGCTCAGGATGCCTGGAAGACTGCAGGAATGAGTGCTAACAAATACGCTGAACAGGCTACGTTATTCAGTGCTACACTTCTTAAATCGGTAGGTGGCAATACTAAAAAAGCCGCTGAACTGGCAAATATGGCTTTGATGGATATGGGCGACAACATCAATAAATTCGGTGGTGATATGGCCATGGTCGAAAATGCCTATCAGGGCTTAGCACGTGGCTCATACGTAATGCTTGATAACCTTAGATTAGGCTATAAAGGCACTGCCAACGAGATGATGCGGCTTATCAACGACAGCGGAGTGCTGGGCTATAAACTGACAGATGTAGCGCAGCTGTCAAAAGTCGGCTTTGCCACAATGGTCGAGGCAATTCATAAGGTTCAGAGTGAAATGGGAATTACCGGAACTACCATAGCAGAAGCAAGTCATACAATAAGCGGCTCACTGAACCAGATGAAAGGTGCGTTTTCAAATGTTCTGGCAACAATTTCGATGGTTGGCAAAGAGGGCATGGAAATATTGGATTTTGAGAAATCATTATCTAATCTAATAGAAAGTGTTGCCAGTTTTGCAGCAAACATAGTGCCAGCCTTAGTAAGTGTATTGACCACACTCCCGACAGCTTTAACAACGATTATTAATTATCTGATACCGGTTTTAATCAAAGAAGGACCGGTTTTAATCAAAGGGCTGGCAACCGGTTTATTAAGTGGAATCCCTCTGCTGCTACAAACCATGACCAGACTGGTAAAAGTAATGAGTAGCGGAATTTCTAAAAAAGTTCCAGAATTCGTTAAACAGGCCATACCAATGATAACCGGATTTGCAAAAACACTGGTTGATAACGTTTGGGAGTTAACAGATGCAGCCATTATGCTGATGATAGGGTTGCAGAAAGGAATTATGGATTCTCTGCCTCAGATAATAGAAGCAGGAGCTGCCCTGATAGTTAATTTGGTGTTGGGCTTATTAGACAAGCTTCCTTATCTAGTATCTTATGTTCCGAGAATAGTAGAAACTGTTGTGACCGGAGTTGTTGATAATCTGCCTCAGATAATAGAGGCTGGATTTAAGGTAATACCGGCACTGATTGAAGGAATAGTGAAAGCAATTCCGGAATTATTAAAAGCGGCCGGTGATTTGGTAACAAGAATTTGGAATGAAATAGTTAACACTGACTGGATTCAGCTGGGCAAGGATATAATTAGCGGAATCGTAAAAGGAATAACCAAAAAAACAGACAGTGCGGTAGATGCGGCTAAAAATGTTGCCAAAAAAACTTTTACAGGTGTTGCGACTTTCTTCGGTATAAAATCACCATCAAAACTGATGGAAAAGGAAATAGGCAGATTCATACCTCAAGGTATAGCAGTTGGCATTACAGCCAATACAAAAAGCGTAACCAGAGCAATGGATGATATTTCAAATATGACTTTAGGAAGCGCTGAAAATATGATCGGCAGAAGCAGAATATCATCTGATTTTGGAAACGATAATCTGTCAACTACAAATTACGGTGGCTTTAACTTCAATATTTATGCAAAGGACAATCAGAGCGCTAAAGAAATAGCTGAAGAAGTTGAAAATATGATAATGAATAAAATAAATGCAGGAAGGAAGGTGTTTGCATGATGAGAATATTTACGATAAACAATACACCTTCTTCCGATTTTGGTATTTATCTGGCTGACAGCAATCTGTTTGACAGTGCAGCTGAAGATGTTGAATACATTGAAATCGCCGGTAGAAACGGAGCCTTGACTGTCAGCAACAATCGGTTCAAAAGCTTCACGGCACGTCTGGAATGCTACTGCATCAAAGATATGCAGACCAACATTAACAACTTTAAAAACTACCTTATGAGTCTGAAAGGTGGTTTTGTTTTAAAGGATTCAGTTCATGCCGGAGTTTTCAGAATCGGCAGAAACGACAGCTTCAAGCTTGATGATTCAGACAGAAACAAAGCTGTATTTACCCTGAGTATAAACTGCAGACCGGAAATTTATCTTGAAAGTGGTTTAACTGAAGTAAATATAACAAGTGGTGATATATTAACTAATCCCACTTTTTTTGACAGCAAGCCATTAATTGTTGTCGAAGGTAACGGAACTTTGATTATAGGTGACTATGAACTGACAGTCAGTACAACTGAAACCTCGCTGACAATAGACTGTGAAGCTATGAACTGTTACAACAATAATGTAAACTGCAACAATGACGTCACATTAACTGATTTTCCGGTTTTAAAAACTGGTAAAAATAAAATAACATTCACCGACTTTACGAAAGTTAAGATAACTCCGAGGTGGTGGAGAGTATGATACCTGTTTTGTTCAATGAAAATGCTACAAGTTTTAATACAAATGGCATTGGAAGGCTGATAGACTGTCTAAGCTGTGAAGTTGCTGAAGAACGAAATGGCGAATATTCACTTGAATTGGTCTATCCAACTTCTGGCCAGTTTTATAACGAAATAAAAACATCAAGAATTATTTTAGCAAAACCAAACTATGAACACCCTTATCAAGCTTTTAGAATTTATAAAATCAGCAAGCCGATTAACCAGCTTGTAACGGTATATGCGAATCATCTGAGCTATGATCTTAACTTTATTCCGGTAAGCATATTCAATGCTGTCGGCATCAATGCCGCTTTAAATGGTTTGAAAACCAACAGCCTGGAAAACAATCCATTTAACTTTATTACTGATATAAACAACACCGATACTTTATTTCAAGTTGATGTTCCGAAATCAGTTAGAGCGTGTTTAGGCGGAACGGAAGGCTCTATTTTACAGACATTTAGTGGTAGCGCTGGTATTGAGTATAAATGGGATAATTACGATATTTATGTGACTTTACATCGTGGTTCTGATAATGGTGTTCAGCTTCGTTATGGCAAAAATATTACTGATTTGAACTACACTGAAAACATTGAAGAAACCATAACCGGAGTACTTCCTGTCTGGACTAATCCAGAAGGCACTTCAACTTTAACCGGTGATATTCAGTATTCACCTTATAAAAACAATTATCCATTTAATAGAACGGTTGTCCTGGACTGCTCGGAAGAGTTTGAAGATACACCGACTTTGCAAGAGCTGAATGCCTATGCCTTTGAATATGTATCTTTTCAGGGCTTGCCGAAGGAAAACATCAAGATATCTTTTGTTGATTTATCCAAAACTGACGAATACAGGTTTTCAGTTGGAATTGAATCAATTGATCTGTGTGATGAGATAACGGTTATCTACCAGCCACTTGGCATAAGTTTTAAAGCCAAAATCATCAAGACAGTCTTTGATGTTCTGACTGAAAAATATATATCACTGACAATTGGTGATGCTAAAAGCTCATTAGCTCAAACGTTAATCACTACAATTGAGCAGGTAAACAATGCTTCAGATAAACTGGCTTCAGTCAATATCAGAGTTGACCAGCAGGAAGGCTCTCTGGGAATACTGGCTCAGCGGGTTGATGAAAGCAGCAGCAAGCTGATTCATCTTCAGGTTGATTCAGCGAATGAGGAAGTGAGAGTTACAAATCAGGCAAGTCTCAGTCCGAGTGCCTATACCTCATTTAAAGCAGATGGTATGAGAGTGTATGTTGACAGCAATAAGGTAGCAGAGGCTACTTCCAATCGTTTTGAATGTAATAAAGGCTTAGGAATCCAGGACTGGGCTATAGAGCACGGAAGCAGTGCAAAAGTGCTTAACTTTTATAGGAAGGGGTAGAGTATGGCTTTAATTCAGGTCGGACAGACGATAACAACACAGCAGTATGCCAATGCCGACAACACAGGTCTGTCATACTATCAGAATGCCTATCTTTTCTATGTCGATGTAATTCTTAATTCGCAGGACAGTGTTTCCGCAAAATCCAACATTACAATAAGGCATCGGATGAAGTGTGTCAGGGCATACTACTCAAACTATCCGAGTGTGTATAGTGAAATAGCTATCGGAAGCACTGTAAAAGATACAGTGTATATTCCAAATACAAATTACGGACAGGTATACACTCTTGCCGAGTGGACAGGCGATGTCGCTCACGATTCATCCGGAGAGCTGAGTCTTGCGATAAACGGAATCTGGCACGGATACGATGACAATCAGTCATACAGTGCGGTTTCCAACACACTGGCGAATCAGGTAGAGTTTCCGCCGATTTACCGCATAAGCAAGATAGCGGTAACCCCATCAACACTTACTTCAGGCAAGGCCACGATTAACGTGACAAAGTATGTGCCGGCATATACGACAACAATCAAATATAAAGTCGAGGGTACCGAATACACTCTTGCCGAAAAGTCCGCAGCCACCACTTTCTATCTTGCCTATACAACACTAAAAAATCTGATAGGCTCGTTCACAAGTGCAGTTGTGGAAATAACAGCCATCACCTACAGCGGAAACACCGCTATGGGAAGCGATTCCAAGTCGATTATTGTGCAGACCGGCAAGATGCCGATAAGCCTGTATGATGACCGTCAGGGCAATGTCGGGGTTACTCTGGGCGAGCAGGCGGCAGGAGCCGGATTCAACGTCAAGGACATGAATCTGATTATGTCAAACGCCAGAAACATAGTCTGCGTTGACAGTAGTGAAGACGCTAACTGGATTGACGTTCTTCAAATGAGCGCCGCCAATATTCTGATGCTGGGTTACGGAACCATGGATTTTGACTACGACACCACGGTTTACGGCAAGAATGTAAATCTGCAAAACAAATACGGCGGAAGAGTAACGCTTGAAGATGGTAACAGCTCGTATGCCGGCTATCTGAATGCAAACAACAACACGATGACTCTGGGTACCACTGCCAAGCTTTGGTACAGGCTTTACTGCAGGCAGGCACCTTATGTCAGCTCAGATGCGAGGGCAAAGAAATACATAAACGATTTGAATGCTGGATACGAGGATCTGTTTCACAGGCTGAATCCTAAACGGTTCAAGATGAGAAAAGACGGTTTTGATGACCCGAACTGGCACATCGGATTCATTGCCCAGGAAGTAGAGCAGGCGATAAGTGAAGCCGGATTGCCGGGAATGGCTCTCATCGAGCATTCTTGTTTTGAGGAAAACGGGGAGCAGAAGGACAGATATGTGCTGGCATACGAGGAGTTTATAGCTCTTAACACATATATGATACAGAAACTGTATGCAAAAATAGATGAACTGGAACAGAGGGTTGCTCTGTTGGAAAGCGGGGAATGATAGATGATTGATATTGATAAGTGGGCGGACTTCATACTCAAGTTCGGAGCAGTGGTGGGCACTGTCATCGGTCTGCTGAAATGGGGTGCTGGCTGGTTTGAAAAAAGAGACAAGACTCAGGCTGACAAATACGAGGCTTTCGTTACAAAAAACTTTGAGAGTTTCAAAGAGGAAAGCGACAGGGCTACAAAAGAGCAGTTTGACAATGTTAACAAAAACATTGAAGGCGTCAAAATGGATGTTGAAGGAGTAAAGCAGGACGTGAAGGCTCTGTCGGCACAGGTAAAAAAAATAGACAATGATGTAACTCCCATCAAGGAGTCGACAAGAGAAATGCTGATTCATTTAGGGTTTGACAAGGGCGAGCCGAAAATGAGAGAGCAGTTCAAGAAGTTTGATAAAAAGATGATGGGAATTGACGAATGAAATCAAGGAGGTATTTTAAGATGATTTTAAAAAACGGATGGTATGATGTGTTGAAATGGTGTGGATTAATCGCACTTCCAGCACTGGCAGTGTTTTACAATGTTTTAGGTGATGCTTGGGGCTTGCCTTATGTTAGTGAAATTGTTACTACACTAAATGCTTTAGGTGTATTAATTGGAACACTAATTGGTGTTTCTAATGCTAACTACTACAAAGAAAAAGAAAATGAGTAAGTACATACTGCAGATGCCCGTCCGGGAGGTCGGAGTTACAAAGCCTTTCTCATCAGCTCATAACGGAGTGGACTTCGGCTGGATAAGAAACGCCAATCAGCCGATCTATGCCTGCGATGATGGAAAAGTGGCTGATGTCTTCTACACCTCAAGCGTGGGCAATGCCATCGTGATTCAGCACGACTACGACAGCGGACACAGATGGACAGGCTACATTCATCTGAAGAGCCTTCCTGAACTCAAAAAAGGCGACAGGGTGAAGAGAGGTCAGCAGATTGCTCTGATGGGCAACACCGGTCAGTCGAACGGAAACCACCTGCATCTGTACGTCACAGATATCACAATCCTGGAATATACCTGGAGCATCATGAAGGCTAACGTAATTGACGGTCTGCCTCTGCTTTACTGCGACAGAAAAACCGATTATGTGTTTGCTCCTGATTTTAATCCGCAGTGGCACGATTTTGCTGAATATCCCGCTCCGGTCGAAAGAGACCACTCAAAACATCAGGTGCAGATTAATTCTGATACCAGGAGATTGAGAAAAAGCCCGGACACAAAAGCCGAGCCGTATCCTGAACTATGCAAACGAGGAATCTATAATGTGATTCAGATGGTTGCAGACAGCGAGGGCAACGACTACAGGTGGGCAAACATCAGGGATGGCTTCTGGGTGAGTGTTATGTCAACTGATGATGAATATCAGGATTATCGAACGCTCTACAGAAGAGCAGCTGAAGAAATCACTGACCTGAAGTCAACAATGAAAATCTACGAAACCCAGAAAGAAGTTCTGACAAAGCAAAGAGACACCGCAGAAGAGAAGCTGAAGAAGATCAGAGAGATAATGGAGCTGTAAAAAGCTCCTTTTTTTATTTTGGCCAAAAGTAAATAAAATCATTATTTTAGCAAGTATTATTATCAAAATATCAAGAAAAACTTTGTATTTTGCTAAAAATGTGTTGACAAATCGACCATAAATAACCCATAATAAGGGTGCAGGTAGAGATACGCTGTCAAATCGAGTTACTGACTTAACGGTTAAGCGTACTGTAAGTACGTCGGCCTCGATGCCACTCA